TATCATTCTTAGGAGGGTTAAATGTGTCTGGCTTTTCTAGAGCTTTCTCAAGACCTTGGTCTGTTTGCTTTATTTTAAATATCTGATCACTGTACGTTTTGTATTCAAAAAATAATACGTTAATCTGATCGTCTCCTTGCCCGCCGTTGTACCCTCTTAGGTAATTACCAGAACTACCAACCTTATTTATCTGCTTTAAATCCTCTGGCGTTAGCTGTGGGAATTGTTTTTTCAGCTCAGGTAAAGAAATTGTTTTAACTTCGCCTACATAATATAGGTCTTCAAAATTTGGATCTTCAGTATATGAATAAATCAAACTAGCCGGATCCACGTATTCTGTTTTTATACCTTCTGTTAAATTAAAACTAGTTTTTGTACAACCAATACCTAAAACTACTAAGTCATATATAACTCTTTTTCTAGCTTCGTCGTATTTACTTTTATCTAGTATTGTATTTATAGCTTGCTCTTCTGCTATTTCAACAGCTTCCTTGAACTCTAATTGCATCTTAAGAGATAGCTCGTTAACGTCTTGAGGTAATTTTTCAGGATCCGTAGAATACATATTAATACCCAACGTGTTTTGTACGTTGTCTAAAAATTCTTTTGCAACCATATCACGCATTATTCTTTCTGCGTAATTAGTTCTTTTCTTTAAAGATTCAGGATCTTGCGCAAAAGCTTTAATCTCATAAGATCTTTGGGACATGCCGTTAACTACAATATCTACAAATTTAGATATCACAGGTACTGGTTTCCAATCTAAGTTTAAATAAGACAAATCACCATTAATAGCTAACTCATCCTTATACTTTTGTATAGATTGTTCTCCTCTAGCATAAAGCTTGAGTCTATGGTAGTTCTGGTAGTTAGATAAAAATCTATCGCCTCCACTTCTATTATTGCGAAACCATTCAAATTCAATAGCTTGCCCTACCTTGACACCGTATTCTAATGTTTGCTTTTCCTCGTCAGGTACCACCTGGTCTGGAAATGAACTGTTATAATTGGTTGATATCATTTATATTATTTTTGAGCTTGCTCCTTTATTGTTATATTTTTTTATTCCTAATGGAGTTGATCTTAATTCTCTTTTAGGAGATGGTCTATATTTATTTTTGTTACAAGCCATTATAGCTAACCCTGAACTTATAGAAGCATCATGCTTTGTTCTATTATTTATATTAAACTTTGCCCAGTCTTCCAGAGTTCTTTGAAAATAAATTGCACCATATCCATTTTCTGTTAAACCTACATGATCTTCTATGTAAGCTTCGATAGCAGCTGCGTGCGCTTGCTTTATATCTTCACTTGAATTTGGCATACCACCAATTTCTCTTTCAGCAACAGACAGTTTAAGCTTGTCTGGTCTATTCATACTATAACCCCTATAGCCTCTTCTTTTAAAATGGTACAATAATCTAGGTTTATTATTTTCAGCTAGTATAGGCATCCCATAAAACACACAAGCCATAAGTACATCTTCAAAAAATATATCAGCTGTTTGAGGCCTGGATATGTACTCTAAGAAAAATGTATTAATAGGAGCGTTTTCCATGCTAAATTTAGTTAAACCATGCAAGGCCCCTTTGGAACCTTTACCATCAACTGTTCCTGATATATCATAACTATCACAACCGAATGCTCCAATGTGTTCATTACCTGGCCATTTTAATCCATTTTTAAATAGCACATTATTTTGTAATGCTAAATCAGGTATCCAAGATATAAAGAATCTTCCTTCTTTATTCGGTGCAAATATAACTTTAGAGTCTTTAATGCCTCCTTCCCAATAAAAATTACCTTGAGTAATTGCATTAGTATTTCTTAAATCTTCGTTATAATCAATTTGCTCGTATATTTTTGTTAGATTAAAAAGTGATTGCTTTGCTTCATCTCTAAATGCATGTTTAGTTGTACGTGGAAATTGTCTGTAAAATTCATTCAAACCATCCTGGTCGTCTCTAAGTCCTTCAACTTCGTTATTCCAATAATCTATAACACCTGTTCTAATTTTTTCACCCTGCGGCCCTAATACTGTACCGGTCGGCTTATCGAATACAGGTATGCCATAAGTGTCAATGTATCCTTCGTAGTTCCATTCCATAGGTATGAACAAAGAATAGAGTCCTGAACGAGTCTGCCCATTGGCGTTTCTTTTCGTAACATCCGAGTCATTGTAAAGTTTTCTAAAATTTTCCCCGCCTTTATCTAGCGAGTTTGATGTTGATCCCATCATGCATTTACCAACAATTCGACTACCTAGTCTTAATGTTGTTTTAGTTACTCGCCAATTGTTTAATATATTATCTGGTCTTTCCCACTTTCCACTTTCGTCGTGTACTAGTAGTTTTAATTTTTCTCCATCATAGGAGTTGTCACCTGTGTTTTTCCAGTCAATAGTTGTATCTAATCCCTCAAGGTCTTTTTGCGCTTCGTTGGCTTCAAGTTTTCTACGGGTAAGTTTGGACGCGGGTACACGATAGGCAAGTTCGGTTTTTGGCCTGTCCATACCGTCTTGGATGGGCTTAAAGAAGAACGGGTAGTTGACGGATATTGGTACCACCTTGTCTGTGAACATCTTCTTAGCATCGGAACCAGATTTTGACAATATCCCGAATCGTGCATCGCTTGATATTGTTGCAAGATTAACTGCTTCAGCCGAGGACATGAATGAAAACCCGCTTCTACGATTCTTAAGGTAGCACATTCCGTAGGCCCGTGAATCCGCTTTACAAGCTTCCCAGAATATAAAGAATAGTCTGTTTGACTCCCTAAAGTCTGCTGCCCCAACATCAATTTTGGACCACTGCAAGTACATAAAGTGAGAACCAGTAATGTAGATATAACTATTTTTGTTATAAAACCACAAACCTTCTTCACGCCTTCTAAACTCTCTATCAATATAGTCATACCATTTGTTTCTAAAGTGTTCTGGCTTTGCCTCCCAGTCAGATACATTTTTTATTCTACTTAATTCCTTAGGGTAGATTTCTTTTTCCCATTTTTTAGATTCAGACTTAACTTGCTCTTCTCTCTTAGGCAAAGCAATTTTAAGATTTTGAATCTCAATAATATCTTCGATTTGACCGGTCTTACTTATTATGACAACGTCATAATCTTCGTTGTACCCATACTCCCATTTTTTAGATTTGTTATTTTTTTTAATAACACTTTCTTTTATATGGTTAGGTAATGATTTTACTAATTGCTGATTGTAACTCATTTCGATCTTCCTTCAGCAAAGCCTTTAAATTTAGCTTGTTTACTATTAGTATCTTTCGTTTCTAAGTAGCCCTCTTCCTCTTCAATACGGTTAAGTATTTCAAACGCATCAAATATAGCCAGCTTTTTAGTAGCCGCTGCGTTCTTAAGTCTATCGGCGGATATATCATCATCGGAATCAACAATAGCTTCTTTTGCTACTTTAATTAATTCTTCAACTGCTTTCTGCCCAGCTTGGATTATATTCCTTTTCGTTTCCTCTACGTTCATATTTAATTACAATATCATTAGATTTCATACAATAAAGCCTTTGCTTATTAAACACAAATTCAAACTCACGTAATGGTTTAAATCCAACAAGATCTCCTGGGCTTATATTAAGCGCCTCTAGCTCGCTGTTTCCATATTTTAATATACCAATATGCTTTTGTTCTTTTTCAGGCTTCAAATGGTCTGTTTCTTCAATAGGTGCTACGAAACAATAATTTATATTTGTGTACCATTTATCATTTTTTTGGTACACGTATATCTGTTCCGGGTACGCAAAGTACATATCGTCTTTAAAATACGTGCTACCATTTTTCTCTTTCCCACTCATACCATAATATCTTCTAAATATATTATGATGTATAAGAACTACATCTCCTTTTTTTATTGGAGTCTTAAAGTTCTTAGGGGTTTCTACAATTACCGCTTTTTTATTTATGTGACGAAAGCTTTCTATATTAGCGTTGGTTATTAACTTTTTTTCACCAACATTAATATCATTATTGTATCTTTCGCCTAACGGCTTAACTATAAAACATTCTAAACTTCTCATTAATACTCTAAATCATACTCGACCGATATGGACATGTGAGCATTGAATTTTTTCCAAGGTAATACCTCGTCTTCTTTTTTTATGTAGATATTATAAGAGTTATCTTGATCTTCAAATATAATATTAGAAATAGTATGACCACCATACACTTGCTGTCCTACAGCGTAATGCATGGCGTCATTTTTATAATCAGATCCTATACTTATTTTTCTTATATTACTTGCCATCAGCTTCTACCACCGTGTAAGTGCCGTCTTCTAGATTAATACTTACAGAGCCATACTTCTCTTCGAGATCTTTTTTATTATCTTCAACTTCTTTTTGAACACGTGCAAATTCATGCAAGATTCCGTGCTTCTGTGCCTCGAGCACACCCGTCTGATTAAGTAAGTTGTTTAAAACTTTTTGCTGTTCTTGAATTTTAGTTAATTCTTGTTCTGTGATTTTTTTACTCATTTTATTTGATTTAATTGTTAATTATTATTTTTATTATTACCTATACTTTTCGCTTTTTCCCAAGTTCTCCCAACAAAGTAAGCACCATATACTGTTACTAATAAAGTTTGAAATATTGGTATGTATTCTCCAGCTATTATAAAGCCCCCAATGTTGCCATCAAAAAATGCACACACTGTAAATATAACCGTTAAGTATATTAAGACCATAGGTCTAATGTTTTTACTTAAAAAGCTATCAGACTCCATATCCGATTTCCATCGAGCAGAAACCTCTTG